CTTCCATGTGTAAAAAAACATCTTTGGCCATTAGACATAGTAAGAGTTAAATCATTTATCCACTTCCATTTTCTAGTACCTAAAAAAGCTCGATAAGGTTTTAAGAATTGTTTAGACATTCCATATTTTAATGCTCGTCTATAAACTAAACTTGAATGGTTTGAATCTACTTTTATTACTTCTGGGTATATAGCTTCTAACTCTTTAATATATTCTTTAGCTTTATCTAATTCCATTCCAGCAGAATATAAATCAGGATTATGTTCGTGCATAGATATTGCATGAAAATCTAGTAGATCACCTATATTAACAATTTTATCTGGTTTAAATTCTTTTTTTATTTCTTTTAAGAATGTTATTGAATCCTTATGTTGATAAGGCAAATGCATATCACTTATTACAAGAATTTTTTTATTAGCCATACAAGTATCGCTTGTAAACTATTTTGATAATAATGTAAATATTACATAACCCATAGCACTAATTAATGAGCCTGTTGAGATTAATAATATTTTTTCTAATCGTTTTACTCTTTCTTCAATAGAATGAATTTTATCGTGAGTTAGTTTTTGCATTATACGACAAAGTTTTTCATGTGATTCTATTTTTTGTAATGCGTTTAATTTAGGCATTACTTTTTCTTTCTAGGCTTATACTTTTTAACTTCTTGTGAAATAAAGATGTTTTTATATAAGCTTACTTTTTTACCAAATTTTTTATCTGCTTTTCTTTTAGCCGATTTATATGCTTTAGATTTCTTATTAAAAGATTTAGGCTTACCTAATCGTTTAGGTCTAGCTTTTGCATATATAGGCTTTTTCTTCATTACTTCTTTTTTTTCTTTTTATCTTTTTTATTTTTCTTCTTTGCTGGTCTTCCTCTTTTACTTCCGTATGTTCCTTTTCCCATTGGCATAGTATTCTCCTATTAGTTTGTTAATTTTCCACCTGACCATTTTGCTTCAGGTAATCCATTTTTATACGATTTCCCATCAAATGTCAGCACTTGTTTTCTGTTAGAGCCATCTTTATAAGATACATGAATCCACCCACTACTCGCCTCGCCTGTCCAATACTCCAAGATGAGTTGATCAAAGTCGCAGTGGTTTTCAATCCATAAAGCTACTTCTAAATTAGAAACTCCAGCTATCTCAAAATCTGTTGCATTCCCTGTAGTGTGCTGTGATGTCTTTTTGCTACCTATTGCTTCACATAATTCTTCTGAACGATAGCCAGATGTAATTGTAACAGGCTTATCAAACTTTACTCTTACAGGCTCTAGTATTTCATAACAAAGATCGCCTAAGTTTTTAATCTCTCCACTACCAGCTTTATTTTTAATACCTTTACGTGTAGCTGTTTGTGATTTCTCAAATTCTTCTAATGTAAAATGTTTTGAAAGTTGCATTTAAACCTTTTATGGTTTGGTTGGAAAATTTATAAATTTACCATAAGTTTCACTAGTGTTATCTTCATCTACTTTTAATTTAGTGTTAACTTTTTTTAGTGTGTTTAGTCCAGATGTAATATCTCTTAATTCTTGTCTGTAAGTTTTCATATTATCTGAAAGTGTTTTATCTGATAATGCTAAATGATCTGTTTCAGCAAGTAATTTATTTCTTTTTTCTCTTAATCTTGCAATGGCTCTATCAAATGCTTTATCACTCCATGCTTTTTCTTCTGCATCTCTTATAGCTTCTTCCTCTGCTGTAAAATTATGTCTAATTCCATCTATTAATTTTGTTCTAGGCATTATGCGTTTACTCCATACATTGTAATTCGGCCATCAAATGCTCCAGATGATGATTTAAACCTAAATCTAGTTAATGGATAAGTAGTATTAATAAATCCTCCAACTGACATACTAAAAGCTAAATCATTTTGATGATGACCGTCCATTCTACTCATAAAATTTTTTGTATAAGTTGATGATGATGGATTTTGAACTCTTAAATATCCAAAAGCACTTTCATCTGAACCATTGCCACTATCTGGAAATAAATCTTGAAATGATGTTCCTTGCGATTGATCTCTTGCAGTAGAATATGTAAATGAGCCTCCTCCTCCGCCTTGTGGATTTTCTGCGTGATAAACAATAGTTGTCATTCCTATATTATAAGCTGTTCCAGTTCCTATATCTGTTTGAAATTGGAACTCTGCGCCATCAGTTGCTAAATTTATTTCAGTAAATTCAAAATGATATTGTTGATATGTGTTATCAATTCCAGAAGTAAAATCTATAGAACTATCTCCACTTGCTGTTTGCGTTGAAATTGCTACTAAAGTTCCTGCTGTAATCCCTGTTAAGTTTGCACCACTAACTGCTGGAAGTGTTCCTGTAAGTCCTTGTGTTGCGTTTAATTTTATTAATGCCATAATTAACCTTTTGGATTATCTGTTTTAATTTGTTGTATTCTTGCTTTCCAACTATCAATACCATCATCATAAATTTCTTCAAGTTGTGATTCCCAAGTTCCATATAAATTTTTTCTTGTTGCTATAACTGTGCTGTTTGCTTCTTCTGTATTACCAGCAGTTTCGTATGATGCTAATTGTTCTGAAGTAGGTTGTGCAATATCTAAATTCCATTCTTTAATGTATGCACCATTGCCATCTGCATTGTCATATAATCTAACATCTTTTGTAAAATCTATTTTGCTAACTCCTAAAGAGTTTGCATAAAGTTTTATTTTTGTATTAAGTTCTGCCATAATTTATCCTATAATAATTTAAATCCTTGAAAAACTGTTCTCTCGTCAGAACTTAAAGTTCTAGTTGCGCCACTATCGTGGTAAATCATAATTTTGATTGCATCTCCAACAGCTAAATCAACAACTGCCCAAACACCAGTAGTATGATACTTGTTAACATTAATAGCACTTTCTCCAACACCAATATCAACAGTAGAGCCACCACTAGGTGTTTTTTGCATTTGCAACATAAATCTATCACTATCCCAAGCTTGCCTACCAGCTTGTGCAAATAAAAAATACTTTCCAGCTTTTCCAGATGGAACTGTAAAAGTGTTTGATGCAAAAGCATTATCTGTATCAAAATTTTCTGTACCAAAAACAATTTCAGTAGAAGTACCATTTGCAATAGATTGACCAGTACTTGTCTTTACATTAAAAGCTGGAGTGTTAGTTCCACCAGCAGTTGCCCAAGATAAAACACCCGACCCATCTGTTTTTAAAAATTCATCTGCACTTCCATCTGTTGTTGGAAAAGTTAAAGTGTATGAAGCACTTGCACTATGAGGTGGAGATCGTAATTTTATTCCATGACTATTTTGTTCACAGTTAAGCTGTAAAGTTCCAGCAGTTGTGTTATCGCCTTTAATTTGTAATCCAGCATTTGATGATGTTGAAACAAAATTTGTTTTAGCATTTGTAACAGTAGAATCAGATGGAGTTCCAATATCAAGTACATTTCCATATACCATAATGAAGTCAATGCTATCTGATGAAGATAAAGTTCCTGAAGCTGGTATAAAAGTTATTGTTGAGCCTGATACAGAAAAAGATGAAAGAGGTGCTTGGATTACACCATTCAAAGATACTAGCATATGATTCGCCGATTCTGGTACAAATGCAACAGAATCTACAGTTAGGTTATAAGTATTTGTTGAAGATGTACTTATAGCATCTAGCTTAACAAAATTTCCTACTGCTGGGGATTTTCCTATATATGCCATTTATTTTAATCCTTTGGGTATTTATCTTTTGTTATTTTAATTGTACTTTTCCAAGCATCTATTCCATTGTGATAGATGTCATCTAATTGATCTACAATAGATGGATATTCTTTTGCTCTATCTCTTTGATATTGTTTAGAATCATAATCAGCTTGTACTTCCACTACTTTAGCTTCTATGTCAGCTTTAGATATTGGTGTTGTTCCATTATGCCATTGAATAGTATTTATATCATTATTGCTAACACTAACTACTGCGTTTGGATTTATTTTTAAAATTGCTTTAGTAATATCACTCATATTATGCTCCTACTTCCATTAAAGTGATTGTAGATACACTATGAGCTGTATAACTAGCATTAGTATCTGTATGAGGATAATTTACTGTCCATGCTACTGCGGCTGGTTGATACCTTGCTGAACCTTGAACTGTATATGTCAAAGCACTTGTGCTTGATGGAGAATCTAAATAACTCATATAAGTTGATTGCATTTCTGCATCATCTGAACTATGTCCAGAAGAATAAGCTGTACTTGCAACTCTATTTCCTGTGACTGTACCTAAAGCACCAGCTATATCTGAACCACCTCTTTGTATTTTTAAAACTACTCCATAAGTTTCTGCTCCTGTTGTTATCATAGCTTGAAATAAAATTTTGCTTGTTGTTGCACTTGGTGTAATTGCTAAAGTTGCACCTGTTATATTTGCAAAAGTTCCACTTCCTGCTGTACTTGTAAAAGCATCTTTAAATGTCACAGATTTTACTTGTAAAATTTTACCACCACCACCAGCTTCTGCCCAAGTCATTCCCCCTGTATTACCTGATTGTGCAGATAAAAAATATCCATTAGTAGGAGAATTTGAAACTTGCATTTTAGCTTCATTAACTGCTTGATCAACTAAATCTGCTTGTGAAATTGTTGAATCAGGAATATCCGAACTTGTTAGTGGAACTGCTGTAGGTGTTTTTCCTATGTAAGACAATTAAAACTCCTATGTGATTTCTAATATTGATAATGTTGCATCTATTTTTGCTGTAACTGAACAATCTATTTTAATAATATCAGTTGCTTGAACAACAACTTTACCACCTGTTAAAAGTTCTAATGATGACCCAGCTGGAATAGATACATCTTTAATTAATAAAACTGTTTCGTTTGTTTCTGTATCTGAAGTATCTGAAACTAATTGAACATCTGCTGTAACAGTTGTTGTGTGAATATTACAAAGTGTTAAGCCAATAATTACGCAAGTTGTGGAATTTGGAACTGTGTATAGGGTCAGAGGTGTGCCTGTAGAAGCTGGCATTGCCCCATTTGTTTTTACTTTGAAAGTGTTAGCCATGTGTTCTCCTTATCCTAAAGCTATTGCAAGTGGTAAAGCATTAGGGTCAGTTTCTGTTATAGTTCCTGTTACTGATGCAGTACTCGTTATTGCGTTTGATGTTGTGTTAATACTAAATAATTCTATGTTGTCAGAGCCATCATTAATTTTAATTTTTAAAAATCCTGATGTTCCTGAATCTACCCAAATACTTCCAGCAACAAGTGAACTAGGTGCTGAACTTCCTACATGAGATGAATTAACTGCACCCAGAATATTGTTTAATTCTGTTCTAAAGGAAGCAAATCCCTGATTGGCTAATACTACATCACTTACTTGGCTCATATATAATCCTTATAGTTTAATTCGTTTAACTTTTCAAGCCATATCCGAAAACTTGATAATCAAATGTCTTGCTGATTCCTGTATTACTACTATTATAAAACCTAATTGTAAAGCCTGTTTTAGACTTACTTGTAATTTGATAATAATCTCCTGTCGCTAAACCTTGTGCTGATATTCCTATACTTGGTGTTGCATAAAAAGAATTTGTAAATGTAATAGCTTGACCTGAAGCTGATGCAACTACATCTTCTCCTGATTCAGTTCTTCTTTCAAAATTAACTTTATATTGTAATAAATGAACCTTTGCTCTAGCTTTATTATTATCACTTACAATTTTAGTTCTAAATTTAAAGTATCTACCTTTAATTGTACTTTGTTGTGCTATTTTTTGAAAATTAGTAATATTATTTAAACTTGTATTATCAAAACCTACTTGTATTTCTGCACCAGCTTGTACTTCTGCACTTCCATCAAATGGGGCTTTTGCATCTTCAAATAAACTAGCACCTCTACCAGAATCAAATAAGTCGTATTCATCTTCTGTTGTCATTCCTATTACAACTCCTAAATTAACATCATAAACTGCATCTAAAGAAATAGTATTAGCAAATGTATAAAAACCTGATGATTGTATATTAGAATTAAAATTAGTAGGATTAGATGTAGAATCAGTTCCACCTAAATCAAATACTCCCTCTGGAGAATCAAGATTACCTACTGTGCTATCAAATTGTGTAATAGTATCTAGTATTAAAACATTTCTGTTTTCTGAATCTAATGATATTGCTACATTACTATCTCTTGTTCCTAAAAAATCTGCCATTATTCACTCACTGTTAATATGTTTTGAAAGTTTTGTAATCCTGAAATATTAGTTGTTACAATAGAAGCTTCTGCACTTGCATTTCCTAATTTATCTACTGCTTTAATTAAAAAGCTTCCTGTTTGTGCATTAACTACTAAAGAGTTTGATTTTCTTCTAACAACTTTAGCAAGAGGTGTACTTCCATTCCAAGTAGCACCACTTTGAACATCTTGGTATCTTACCTCATACCATGATATATCTAAATCAATTACAGGTGTCCAAGATAATTCCATTTGATTTGAGCCTACCATAGATACAGAAAGATCATCTACATCTTGAGGAATTTCTGTTGCACCTACAATTTTTCTATTAGCAGTAATATAAGTAGAAGATACACCGAAACTATTAATTGCTTTTACTCTTACATTATATGTAGCATCATCAACTGCATTAAGTAATTCATGTCTTAACTGTGTACCATTAGAAATAATTTTAAAATTTGTTTCTGTGCTTTGTTTAGCTTCAACTTGATAGTATTGGACAAATTTATCTGTACTAGCACCTATTTGAATATTTAATCTAGTTAATACAACACCATCAGCATATTCAATCATTTCATCTGTTAATGTTAAAGAAGCTGGTGCTTGTATGCTAAAAGGATTAGGGAGATTAGTAGATGGAGTAGAAGCAACTTGTCCTTTAGTAGCCCATGTATAATGACTAGCCTGATATTCAACTAAAGATAAACTAATAGTATAATCTTCATTAAAAGACATAGATAAAACTCTAAATGCTTTACTAGAAAATCCAAGACTAGAAATAGAAATATTTACTATATCTCCTATATGTAATTCGTATGCTTTAAATCCACAATTTACATTTAGACCTAATGATTCTCTGCTTCTTCTTAATATTATTTCTGCCATTTCTTCTGCTTGATATGGAGAAGTAATAGTTTTAAAATCAAATCTTCCTTCTAATAAAAAACCACCATCAGCACTTTTCATAGTTGCATGTTTATCAGCAGTAGAATATCCACTATCATCAATAGCTGGATACTGCACTTCATCAACCTGATAGTTTCTTTCAGGATTAACAAAATTTACTAATACTCTATTATATTTAGAATTTTTTGATGGAGAAGCTAAAGCATAGCCACTAATAATATCATCTTCTGTTAAAGATACAGAAGCACTTCCTGTTGTTTCTATATTTAAAAAATACTTTACTTGAACATAAGGCAAATAACCTCTCATACCTTTTATAATATCTCTTACATTATCTATAACTTTTTTAGATGTGTCTATTACTGCATTTATATCAAAAATATTAATATTACTAGCACCAGAATAAGGTGTTACTTGTGTTTGTGCTATAACAGAAGAATCATAAAAGCTTTGTAAATTTAAACTAGAAACTTCTAATCCTTTTCCATATCTTTCATTAGTTAAGTAATCTAATAAACACCAAGCTGGATTTGTAGAATAAGCTGGAGATTGTGCTTGCAAACTTGAATTATAAGCAACCACTTTCTTCCCTTTAATTTTAGCTTGCACTTGTGGTATTCCACCATAAACATCTTGATTCCATTTAAACCTTAAAGCTAAATAACAAACTCCTGATAATTTATGATTACTTCCCCATGAAGATAAAGTTGATAATAAACTAGAAGCTGATTGTCCATCAGTTCCAAAATGTGGTTCTATAAGTATTGTACTTTCTGCTGAACCATTTTCTTCATTAGGGTCAGCTTTAAAAAAATTAGAATCAGAACTTGCTACATTTCTTTGAGTATTATCAGATAAAGCACCATCAAATGTAACAACTTTATCATCTACTCTTATTTCTTCTATAGAGTTAATTTCACCCTCTGCTAAAACTAAAGCTATATATAAATATGTATTATCTGTTCCTGATGTTTCTATGAATACTCTTGTTCCACCTACTAATCTTTCTCCATAAACTACAGGAATATTTGCGTCATTAGATTGTTTGTTAACTAATATACCTTTTTCTGTTGCATCAAAATCATTAGTTCCATAGTCAGGAATATCAGGTTTTCTAGATTTAGTAAAAAGCCAACCTACTGCAAAAACACCTAAAGCAACCCAAGGGTTAAGATTTTTAACAAAATTAAAAACCCTTACTACTTTTACAACACTCTTTACAGCTTTTGTAACACTTCTAACAAACCCACCCATTATATATCCTTAACTATCATTCTTTTAATTTTATTATCTTCTACTCTTAACCATGTAAAATTATCTTTTATACCTTTAAATTTATTAGCCATATTTATACACCATTTAAAAATTTTTCTTACATTTTTAAGAGCAATAAATTCTACAAATACTAAATGACTACCAGAGTTCCATTCTTTATAATTTATAATTCCTGTTTTTTTAAAATGATTAAAAGCATAATCTGAAAGATATGCCCAATTAGTAAAGCCAACTAATTTATTATTATAATAATGTTTTTTGTATTGGTTTAAATCTATGCTAGGTTTAATATGATATTGTAAATCAAGATTATGAAATTTATCATATTGTGAATAGTTTCTGTAAAGTGATATAATTTCGTCCATTATTTTCTACCCCATTTAATATCAAGAACAGTTTGACTTGAAAAATTCATACCTACATCTGTACTAAAAAATCTTTGTTGTGAATTATTATTAGTCTTTCTACCTGATTTCTTTTCAAAATCTGCCCAATGAGAAACAACAGTTAATTGTAAAGCAGATTCAGTTTCGCTTTCACTTACTGCAAAAGTATCAATAGTTCCCTCATATAATAAAATAGGGTCAGCAATAACAGTATTTGTAGAACTTAATAGACCTCTAAAAATAGTCACTTTATCATTAACTATATTTTCATTTAAAGCAGTAGATATAAAGGTTAAATCTGCACCAGATAGAGTTATATTTAAACTAGATTTTGTTATATCTGTTTCCTCTGTAAAAGAGGGTATAGAAACAAGAAAAGGAGAAGCAGTATAAGTTGTACTAGAACCTGATATAGAAGAAGTTAAATCAAAGCTATTATCAGTTAAATTTACAGGGGTTGAGAAATTAATAGTTAATAAATGAATAGGTGTTATTTCATTTGTTATTAATTCGTTTTTCAGGGCTGTTGTTAATACTCTCGTCATATTTCTCGTAAGTTGTTCTAATTAACTTTTCGCTTCGTTCTACCATAATAAAACTAAAACTTCCATCTGGAATAGTATTTTGTTTTAAATTGTTTTTTTCTGTATCTATTTCTGATTCATCTACTACTTTTTCAGCAATAAAATCAGCAGTTACATAATGCCTTACTAAATATTTTGTCATGTATTATAGAGCTTCTTCTACATCTAACTCAAATTGATATAATAAGGCTCCATCATTTGCAGTTCCTATTGCACCGAATTCTTGAACACTATTTGTTAAATGAACAGTAAAAGGAATATTATCATAAGTTACAACTGAATCGTTTGCTAGTGTACTTATTAAAGGGGGTTCAATAGTTAATGTTGAAGCATTACCAGAAGCTTGAACATCTTCAACGATCATATAGACTTTTGTATGTGAAGCAAATTTAATAAAATCTCCAGCTTTAAAGGCATTAGGATTATTATTTGCATGTCCATCTACTGCTATAGTTGTATCTCCTACTGCATGAGCACCATTAACTAAAACAGTACCAGATTCATTACCTCTAGCATCTTCAAGTTCTGGTGGTATTACAGTGAAGTTTTCTTTACCTGATCTTTGTTTAACAATAAAAGCCATAAGCTGACCATATACATCTGATCTAGTTCCTGTAATAATTCTCATAGTAAATCCCCATCTTTGACTATTAATAGTTCTTGCTAATTTTTTACCACTTATAGATTTAGAAATAATAGTATTTTGTATAGACCTTATTCCTAAAGTTTCAAATTTAGCTGAAGAGATTGGAAAAGCACCTGACATTAAATTAATTCTCCTCTACCTTTTTCTGCTAAAGCATTATTAATTATTGCAGTTATTGTTCCTCTATTTTCTTGTAATGCATCATCAAACCCTCTTGAATCTATTGTATTAATATTAAAATTAACATTAACACTTTGTCCACCTGAACCTCTAGCATTTTGTGTAATCTGTCCTGTTGAGTTAGGTACAAACATTTCTGGCCCATTCTCTCCTACTACAATAGGTTGTCCTTTAGATACTGCACCACCTTGAGCAAAACCACCCATACCACCTGTAAAAAAACTTAACACAGCTTGTCTTTTCATTTCTGTTGTATTTTTTCTCATTAAGTTATTTTGTTTTGCTAACTCATCTGTTTTTTGTTTATTTAATGCTATATCTATTACCATTCTTGCAGTCATTTCTATAAGATGTGCCAATATATTAATCATTATTTGTTGTGCCATCATTTTAAAAGTTTCCATTAAATCTTTTCCAAGTACAACTGATTCTGCTAAAGATTTAGACATTTTAGTAATACCAGCATTTATACTTCTAGCAATAGTTCCACCTATATCATTAAATTTTTTCTTCATATTTTCTAAAGCATTAGCATTAACATCAACAAATGATTGTTTAAGAACTTTAACTTGAAATAATACTTTATCCATAAAAGTAGATTCAGGAATAGCTTTTTTAATATCTACTCCCTCATGTATTTTAGAACCAGGTACATCAGGAAATTTTTTTTCACTTTCTAACAAACCTATTTCTCTTAATTTTTTAACTATCTTATCTAATTGTGAAAGTAGAAGTGCAGCACCACCTATAATAAGATTTCTTCGAGTTGCTAAATTAAATTTTCTCATAGCCATTGTAGCAATACCTATTGCAGTTGCTAAATTATAAAAGAAAGTGACTAACTTAAATGCTATTAATATTTTTAAAGAAGCTACTATTAAATTTAGATTTTCTTTTAAAAATTTTAATACTTCTACTGTTCCTCTTACTGCAGTTGCTAAACCTTGTCCTATAGTTCTAGCAAACTCATTAAAAGTTTCTTCATTTGTTTTTATAAAGTTATCTAATGCTTGAAATTGTATTTTAAGTTCTTCAAAAAAACCAGCATCTAATATAGATCGTTTAAGATTAAAGAATGAATCTCCAATCATAGACATAGTACCCTCAAAAGTTTTTGCTAACTCGTCTGTAGCCTTTCCATATTTACCACCTTTACCAAATATCTTTTGAAAAGCATCTGCAGTTTCTTCTACTGTAACTGTAGCACCAGCTTTAAAACCTAACATAGCTTTAACACCACGATCTCTAAATAGGTCTGCCGCACTTATACCAGCACTCATTGATCTTTGAATTTGTTCAGCAGTAGTTCTAAAATCTAATCCTGTTACAGCGGCAACATTCCCTGTAATCTCCATAAGGTTTGCAAGTTCTTTAGCATCTTTAGAAACAACTGATAATACTCCTGAACCAGCTTGTATTTCTTCTAGAGAAAAAGGAACCTTAGAAGCAAATTTTGCCATCTCATCAAAAGCTTTAGAACCCTCTTTAGCAGTTCCAAATAAGAATTTTAATCTAACTTGTAATCCCTCTATTTGTTTTCCTGTATTAACTAATGATCTAATTGCTAATCCTGTACCTAAACCTATAAAAGCATTTTGTAAGTTAAAGACTGCACTCTTAACTTTAGATAAATTACCTTGAACACTATTTAAAGCTTGTTTTGATTTATCTCTTGCTACTACATCTATATTAAGTCTTTGATTTGCCATTATTTATAATTCCTTGCTTCTGCTAATGCTTGCTTTGTTTTATACCCATCTTGTTCTTTTTTCAAGTAAGCTAACCATAAATTATAATGACTAACAGGCATGTCTAAAACTTCTTGAATTGTAATGTGTAATCTATCTGCTACTACTAAAAGCGACCTTATTTCAGTGTCGCTATCTACTTTTTTTCTGCATCATCATAGTTAGTATCTAAAAGGATTTGATTTGCTATTGTAGATATAACATTTGAATCAGCTTTCTTTCTTAATGCAAACTTATCTTCTGGGCTAAATGCTTTAATCATTTCTCCCTTATCATCTTTAACTTGTAATTTCATTATAAGTAAATCAACAAGAATAGTTAAATCTTGAAAGTTATTAGACTTTTTAAAGATAATGTTTTTTTCTTCAAGGGTTAATGGCTCTGAATAGAATACACTAGCATTTCCATGCTCATCTTTCCACTCCTCTACTTCAATAGTGATAGTTTTAAGAGTTTCAAAATGAGATTTAACTCGATCTATTACTGACATAAATTAGGATTATACAGTTGCTCTAGTTAATGCTCCTGTACCTTGAAAAGTAACAGTTCTTGAAACGATTGCGTCCATTGAGTTATTAACTGACATTCCTGTAATAATACCTGAACCAGAAAATTTTTCATCTCCTGAAGCATTACCCTCTGGTAATAAAATAAAAGCTATAGAAGTTCCAGCAGTTAATGTTTGTTGTGGAGAATCAGTTTCATCATAATTCATTTCTAAAGTTCCTGAAAATGATGTTCTACCACTTACAAATGATTTTGTTGAATCTGTTAAAGCTGTATCTTCTACAACATCTGCAGTTGTTTCAAGTGTAAATGATGTTAGTTCCCCAACAGCAGTTCCACCAGCAGTGACTACGCCTTCTTTTCCGTGATGTGTTGCCATTTTGTTTCCTTGTTAGATTTAGTTGGTTTATTTTCTTTTTCTTGCTTATAGCCTAATGCTACAAAATTTTCAAGTTGAGTTTCATTAATAATAACTTCATTCCCATCTTTATATAATTTAATATCTTTAGCCATAAGTCCTTTTACTATTTATCTTCTTCCTCGTCAAGTTCATTGAACTCATCTAATTCAGGAAAATCTTCAATATCTTCATCAGTTTCATCTTCTTTAAAATTGTCTATTTTTCTTCTTGCGTCCATACATAGTAAAGAAATTTCATCTACAAGCTTTTCAATATTATCTATCTTCTGTTCTACTTGATCTATTACTTTATCTGCTTTAGCCATTATGGTGTTCCTGATTGATATTCATACATACATCTAATAGTCATTCTAATTCCACCAATAGGAAATAAGCTTCCCTCATCAGTTTCTACTTGTACTACCTCTGTATCTAATGCATTACTGTTTCTTGTAATATCTGTTTCTATTGCAGTTTCAATAGCTGTTATAAGTTCGTTTCTTTTAGTATCTATATTAGAATCAGAACCTTTAACAAAACCTAGTATTAAAAAATCAATAGTTCCATGTCTAGTTTTAGCACCACTTCCTAGTTCAGAATCATCTCTATTTTCTTCTGATGTTTGAACTATTACTGCTGGATATTGTTTATCTGATAATTCATCTAATAAAAAAGGTTGTCTAGTTGCTTTTATAATATCTGGGCTAGATATATTGGATATAACTGTTAATAAATTAGATGCTATATTTTCTCTTACACTCATATTTTAAACTTTCTTAATTCTTTTTCTACAAATCTATTGAACTGTTTACTTATAATCTTTTCTGTTCTCAAATTAAAGCCAAAAAATTCTCTTTTAGGGTTATTCAAAACTTGATTAAATAATGCTCTTTGTAGCATTTGAGAGTTTGTAAAATTTATTGAAACTTTATGCTTTCCTGTTTTCTTTACAGAACCAGAGGGTGTTAATGCTCCTAACATACGACCACTATAAAATAAATCTACTCTAGTTGATTTACCCTCTTTGTTTAATTTTTTTAAGTAGCCTTGAGAATAAGGAGCAAAAGGTCTATCATTAAAGTCTATACCTTTTTGAGTTTTAGTTCTTATAATATCTACTAATTGAAAACCAGCTTGCTTAACACCTTTATCAATTATTCTAGGTAATATAGATTGAAATTTTTTAAACTTTCTTGCTACT